TTCAGGGTGCGGGTTGATGGCAACATTGCATCTGGGGGCGGGGATGCCGCAAATGCAAGGACATTCGAGGTGGCGTTCTTCCGCCCCAGCGTCACTGACGGCTACCCAGTAATAGAAGTACGCATTGGTGCAAGCCCAAGCAACAGCGGCCTGCTGAATGTTTACAGCGCGACCACAGTGTTATCAACGTCTGCAACCCCATTACCAGCTGCTGATAAGAGCTGGGTATTTCTGAGTGATACGACAACAGGCACTGAGTGGTTCATAGGCGCTGCCCTGAGTTGCACCCCAGTTGAGTAGGGGCAACCTAGACCAATAACAAAGTCCTATGGCACTTACTACCACGATCACAGTTGCGGAATTAGCCCGCGTCGGCGTATTGGCATACCAAGGACAGACTTATCGCATAAGCCTGGCAAACAACACCACCGGCCTAACCGCCCTTAGCACAGTTGCCAATTTCGACGCTGTAAAACTATCCGGCAGCGGCTACGCAGATAAAACAGGCACCATCGCAGCTGGGTCATACGACGCCACGGACGCTCAGTATGAAATGCCCCAAATCGCCATAACCTTCACAGCAGCCGGCGGCAACTGGATATACAACACCGTCTACATAGTTCTCACTTCCGGTGGCACCAGCACACTACATAGCGTAATTGTGGAATCCCCCTCAGTGACATTAGTTGACGGCGCGTCTATCACATATCGCATCACACTATTTACCAACGACTAATGGCGAAGATAAACCTTCTGCTTCAACTACAACGGCAGAAGCTATTACAAGAGAATAAGGAACGCGCCGGGCAGAACCGATCCGCCAAAGAAGACCGCAGCCGCACAACCAAAACAGCTGACAAAGCATCTGCCCCACCAGCTACCACCCCAGCTGCACAAGCTAAACAGGAAGAAGACGCAAGAAAGAAGCGTCAGTTATCCGGCGGCTCACTAGATCTATACAAACGCCGCCGCCCCGCAGCAACAGGCGACGATGAAGAGTTTAGATTTTTCGGTATTACTAAACGTGAACCCTTCGTACTACCTAACAGCACTGTCAGCTTTAGCGGGGAATGGACAGCAACAGCAGAATCAAACTCAGATTTTGTTGCTGGTACGTATGTGGACGGTGGGCTTCAATCAAAGAAATTTTATTCAGCCGAACAAAGAACAAACAGTTATGAATACAACACATCAGTAGTAGCACCTAAGTTATTTGAGGAGTTAGGCGCGAGCGAGAAAGAGTATATAAATATGCCCGAAGTACAATTTCCTTTTAGTCTGCAATTCATACACTGGACACTGGATCAGGCCAGTGCACCGTCGGGGAATAGTGGCGCAGTTTACGGAACGCCTCCTGTGCTAGCCCCTTCTGTCTTCTTGCAGCTTTCATTGTTTAGGAGAGCAAGAGGGCTTTCAGGATATGACATTCCTTATGTCTTAAGGTCTGACGGTCGCTATATTTATTACTCTATAGCGGTCCAAACGGCTAAAACTACTAAGCTTCCTTCTTACTTTGCGGCCGGGACTCGTGATTTAAATAGCCTCTATGAAAGTTTTTCAAGTGGCAGCCCTACTCCCGGAAGAGATTTTTTTAGTCTTGTTGGTCCAGATCATAGTTTCAACAATGGTGCTTCACGAAAAGTAGATTTTAATGAGGGAGAAACTTACACCATGACTTCCGGGATACCAATGCTACTTAGACCAGCAATTAGAAATCTTGATGTATTTGAATATGAATTTGGCGTGGGCTATCCTTCAGTCCCCGGCGACGGCTCTGGGAGAAATATTTTTACAGGTCTTAGTTGGAACGGCAATGTTTGGAACTATGGCTCTGCGTATTGGAGTTCGATCACTGAAACTTTAACCCCCAGCTTTGCGCAGACAGACGTAGCTATCCAAGGTCTGTACTGGCGCTACGACACGGAAGCAGAGAACCCAAAAGATGCAATTTCTTTCAGGCAAGTAGATCTCAGCAATCTCGGAACAACTTATGCAACTCGCAAAAGTACGTTATCTAACTATTTGGACAACCAAGACATTAGCAACCCTATAAGGATTATCTGGGAGCACAAGAAAAGCTTAAACACAGCCAGTTTACCCCTGCCCGACTTAGCTTCAAGTTTTATATTTGCCAATCAGAATACGCTTACTATTGAGTCTTACCCTGAGAACTTTGTTTACAACCAAAGCACAGGTATAGCGACAGAAGTTCTTGGAAGTGACGTATATACAATTCAGCTTGCGGAAAACCTAGCGTATGAAATAGCAGCTTCAACTGCTAAAAATACTCCGAAGTCTGAGTGGGAAGCATCGACAACTTACGACACCGCGCAGTCCACAGATCCCGACACTTACATACGGTTTGCCCACCTCAGCACCTAACCCAATGCCTCCCCCTACCCCAGCTCCCGACGACCGCAGACTGCTGCAAGAAAACCGCGAACGCTCGGCTGCAAATAGGGCCGCCTTAGCCCGCCGACAATCCGACACCCGCGCCATAACCAGCGCCATAAACCGCCAAACCTCCACCAACACAACCACCACGCAGTAAGGCTGCTAATCTCTACCTAGATAGGTTCACAACTTGTGGCAACCCTAAGCTTTCTAACCGCCCCAGCTACACCACGCACTCGCGATGTTGGCAACGACGATTCCGGCAGGTTGCGCTTTCGGGTACTGGGCGGATTAACCGTGCACGAATCAATCGTGTACGACGAGCTGGTTTCAGAACGCCCGAACGCATTTGTGGAAGCCGCCAAAGTCGCGGATGCAATTGCCGTCGCGGAAAAGATCACCCGCGTGGAAGCATTCACAGTTATTGAAAAAGCCGTTGGCGGCGTGGCGTTAGAGGACGACGCCCAGTCACTAAGGCTGCGCTACGCCCAAGCAATCAACGCCGTAATCCACATCTTCAGCACCAGCAACCAATACACGAAAGAAGCTGCAGTCACAGCATTAATCAGGTGCCGCCAAGACCAAAGTGAGTGGTCGGTCGCAGACACCCGAACATTACATTGCCGGTTACTAAATGACATCTACGCGCTGTATTTAGATGAGATCGAGGCAGAAGCAGTTCCAAGCGCAAGTGTGAGTGAGGAGGATCTGGGAAAGCCGCAGCCGGACTCTGGACCACCAGTAAAACGAACTGGGCGGAAATCGCCCACGGCCTGTTCCATTACTTCCCCGGCCAGTACCACCGAAGCAGTTTCGGCGTCGAATTAAGAAGCGCCGTACTCGACAGCTGGGGTCACCAACACAGGCTGGAATTAGAACGCCTACGCAACGCAGACCTGCCGCTGGCCCGATTCCAGGCGCTATTCGCGAACGCCAATCGCGACAGTAAAACCAAGCCATTTAGCCCAGACGACTTCATGACTTGGCAACGCACCGAACCCATAACGCTATCGCTATCGCTATCTGCCCCAACAGCTGCAGCGCTTTTATCCCTCTGCGCCGACGATCACCTGCATCCACTGCTGTTCTCATGTTGGGCGGCGGTATTAGACGCGGCCAACGAACACGAAGCAATACCCGAGGTCCGCGCATTAATCAGCGACGACGGCGAAGTATGGGTGGTGGCACCCCAGTTCGAGGGTGAGAATGTACGCGGCCTGGTATGCGTGGGCGACTATATCCACGGCCCAATCCTGCTGCGCGACGTTGATCGCAGCCTGATGACCTACAGGCTAAATCTGCCCCACCGCCCAGATGCTGCAGCGGGTTGGGTAGAAGCCGGGCACCTGCTAGCACCGGCAACCTAAGGCATGGATTTACTAAGTTTGCGCGAGGAATTAGAAACCCTGCTGGTCGATGAGCTTGGCACATATCGCCTTGCCAACGGCGCTGTAACCCCAGCTATCAGCGTCCGTGCAATCGGCGAACTATCACCAGCCGCGACCAAAGTTACAGGCTTGGAGTGCATCATCAACCGCCAACCTGTGTTAAGCCAAATCCAACAATATATACCTGTAAATTCCTTCCGCAGCTTCACGTTGTATTTAGTGAACTGGGGCGGGGTGGAACTTGCAGATGTTGCAGAGAAGATTATGCGCGGATTCCCAATGGCAGTTAGCACCACAATCCAACAGTTGCAAGTACCTGAGGGTACGGGTCCGCGTGATCAAATGCGGGTCACGTTGAAATTCAACCCGGAGGCAGCAGAATGACCCCCAGCGTTTATAACATCCGCCCCCAGCGCAGGGCTGACTTCACATTAAATGTGACGCTAAAAGATCCTGACGGCGTGGCAATTAACCTGACCGGCTGCCAAGTATTGGCGCAGGTGTGGGATAAAAAGCGCACGGTCAAATACGGAGCATTCACGGTTACCATCCCCACCCCAGCTAACGGGCAGATTTTCATGGTGCTGGGCCATGCGATCACGGCTGTGTTGCCGGATGAAGCGCGGTATGACGTGATGGTGATCAACGCCGGCCTACTCCGGGAGTATTACCTTGAGGGAATAGTCCGCCCTAGTGAAGGTTACACAGCCCCGAGCGTATAGCCATGAGCGCAGAAATCACCCCCAGCAGCAATCCAATTGTGATCATTGGCGAGGGCCAATCACAAATTATTGAGATTACGACCCCTGGCCCGCAAGGCCCAGTCGCCCCGCCGTACAACCTTGGCGACTTACCCAACGTAAAAGTTGCGGGAGCTGTAAACAAGAGCTTGCTTTACTACGACACCAGCAGCGCAGAGTGGCGCGGTGACGCAATCCATACGGTGATAACGCTGACTGATGGCGGGGCATTTTAACGGAAACCTAGGGCAACCCTAGATTCGACAAAACGGTGGCTAACACAATCCGCATTAAGCGCAGTACGGCAACTGCAGCACCCACAACTCTGGCTAATGCGGAATTAGCGTACTCAGAGAATAGCAACAAGCTTTTTTATGGTGTAGGTACTGGAGGCGCGGGCGGTTCAGCCACCAGCATCGTGGCGATTGGCGGCCCCGGCGCATACACAACGCTGGATACAGCGCAGACAATCAGCGGTGCAAAAACGTTTAGTGGCACTGTTGCTTTAGGCAGCGCAACGATAACTGGGCTGAACACAGCGAGTGTTAGCGAGAACGCAGCGAATCTGTACTACACAGACGCCCGCGCACGGGCTGCGATCAGCGTGGGCGCAGCAAGCGGCCTGACATATAACGCTACTACAGGAGTGTTATCCCTCGGGGCCATCCCCAACAGCGCCCTTGCCAACAGCAGCATCACGATCAACGGTGTGGCAACCCCACTGGGGGGCAGCACTACCACAACCGCCGTCACCACATCAATCGGCGGCACTTTGACGCTGCAGGGCACAGCGGGCGAGGTGGAAGTAGCCACCAGCGGCAGCACGTTCACATTCGGATTACCCGACAGCGTGGTAATCACCTCCGCACTGACGGTGGGCACAAACCTAACGGTGACCGGCGATCTAACAGTCAACGGCACTACAACGACAATTAACAGCACCACGATTTCCGTGGATGACAAGAACCTGGAGCTGGGCAGCACCGCTTCCCCGACTGATGCAGGAGCTGACGGCGGGGGCATCACCCTGCGCGGCACCACTAACAAAACGCTGCAGTGGGTAGATGCAACTGATGCGTGGACCAGCAGCGAGCACCTAGACCTCGCCGCCACCAAAACCTTCAGTATTAACGGTGTCTCAATACTAAATGCCACGGGCTTGGGCACGGGAGTTTTAGCGTCTTCCCTCACAAGCGTTGGCGCATTAACAGCGGGCTCTCTTAGCACCGGCTTCACAACAGTTGCTGTAGCGCAGGGCGGCACAGGCGCCACAACATTAACCGGAGTGTTGAAGGGCAACGGGACTGGTGCTTTTAGCGCTGCAGTTGCAGGCACCGACTACCTATCTCCTGATTCAGTGTTGGATTGCGGCACATTCTGATCGGCAAACTAGGACATAACAACCTATATAGGTTTTGGGCACTGCCTTATGGCACAGACACTCAAACTAAAACGCAGTGCGGTATCGGGTAAAGCCCCGGCTCTAGGCGATTTAGCACTTGGCGAACTCGGCCTAAACACATTTGACGGCAAGCTGTACACCCGCAAAGACAACGGCACAGCCAGCATCGTCGAACTATCAGGCGGTGCGGGTGGTGCAGCCAGTAGCCCGATAACAGAACCTGCATACATTATTAGTCAAGATGTAACACTGGGCGCAAATAAACACGGCCTCTCTTTATACGACGTTGAGATAACAAGTGGCTATTCAGTAACAGTACCTGCAAACGCTACCTGGGTGATTCTGTAATGCCATACGGATCTGTCAGAGTTGATTCCATCGTCACCAGCACCAAAACGGTAACTGTTGATAATTTAATCGCAACTGCTGCTATTGGAACAAGTGTTCAAGGTTATGATGCTGATACTGCAAAGACTGATGTAGTACAATCATTTTCGGTGGCTCAGAGGGGTGCTGTTAGTGCGCAGGGAAGTGTTAGTGGTACGGTGACATTAAACTTTGCCACTGCTAATAACTTCTCGATGACGCTTAGTGCTGGTGCTGTTACATTAGCGAATCCGAGTAACTTAACTGCTGGGCAATCGGGTGCGATTACGATTACGCAGGATGCTAGTACAACAAGGACATTATCTTACGGGAGCTACTTTAAATTTGAAAGCGGCACCCCAACTATCAGTACAACAGTAGGTGCATTAAGCACATTGTTTTATTACGTGGATAGCGCAACTCGTATTACTGCAAAACTAATCACCAACCCCACAGGCGCATGATCCCAGGTTCCTCTAACCCATTAATGATGGCTGCCGCCCCTGCTGGTGGCTACCAGGTAAGCAGATCGCTGAGATTCAATTCTAGTGACAGTGGTTTCTGTTCTAGAACCCCGGCAGTAGCGGGGAACAGGCGGACGTGGACCTGGGCGGGGTGGGTGAAGAGGAGTGCGTTGGGTGGTAGGCAGTTTATTGTAATAGGAAATGTTAACACAGCGGCGAATTATTGGGAGTTTGACTCATCGAACAAGCTACATGTATCTGGTAACGATGGGACTTCCGGAGCTTGGGATTTTACTACCACACAGGTATTCCGTGATGTTTCCAGTTGGTATCACTTAGTCATTACTTTTAATTCCACTGAAGCAACCACAGGTGACAGGGTAAAAATTTATATAAATGGCAGCAGAATTATTAATTTTGATTACAGCGGTTACCCTGTTTTAAATTATGAAACATTTTTCAATCAGGCAGTCGAACACGACATTGGCTCCGCTGGAGGTGCTGGACTCTACCTCAACGGCTACCTCGCCGACATCCACTTCATCGACGGCCAAGCATTAACCCCCAGCAGTTTCACAGAAGTCAGTGCCACTACTGGGCAACTCATACCCAAGGCATACAGCGGCAGTTTCGGTACAAATGGTTTCTGGCTGAAGTTCAGCGATAACTCTGCTGCTACTGCTGCCACGCTGGGTAAGGATTACAGCGGCAACAGTAATAACTGGACGCCGAATAATCTCAGCGTTACGGCAGGTGCAGGCAAC